TTTGGACTTCCAATACCAACCAGAAACTACAGATCTTGGAGCAGATATTGACACTGTTCAATCCTGCGTTGGAAATACAAAGCACAGACAACTTTTTGGATTGGACCAGCCTTTCGGTATGCGAACTAGAATCGGTGACATGGAGTTCAAGATCCATACCACAAGGCACCGAAGATCCCATAGATATCGCCACGCTACAATTCACACTGCCTATCTGGATATCACCGCCGGCCAAGGTCAAGAAACTGGGCGTGGTGCAGAAAATCGTGGCTTCAATATTTGACGCCAACGGTGACGCCATTGAAGCTATAACCAACAACGATCTACTGCTAGGCACCAGGCAGAAATTCACACCTTACAACTATCAGGTGCTATTAATAGGCAATCAACTGCAGGTATTACAACCATCAGCAGTGGTGCCAGGCAAAGGTACCATCAATCCCGATACTTCGCCACCATCCAATGTGTTTTGGCATGCTGTGGTCAACGAGTTTGGTGACTTGCAGAATGGCATCAGTCAAGTAAGGCTTGACAATCCGTTTGATGGCACTATAATAGTGGGAACAGTGGCCTATCACCCATCGGACGATAGATTCCTGTTGTTTACCATAGATGAAGATACCATACCTACAAACACATTGGACCCTGTGAACGCCATCATCGATCCCCAACGCAAAGGCCCTGGGGCAGGATTGCCTGCTGCCGCTGCCGGACAGCGATATCTCTTGGTCAATGATACCGGGGCCGCAGATTATGGCAGTGGTGCACCTGCATGGACTGGCGTCAATGGAGAGATATTGCATGCCGACGCCAACGACATCATAGAATATGACGGTGAAAAATGGAACATAGCATTCAAGAGCGATCAACTCACAGATGTGCAATATGTCACAAACATAACCACCAATATACAGTATCGCTGGGCAGCCGGAGAGTGGTTAAAGAGTTATGAAGGACTGTATCCGTCAGGCGAATGGAGTCTAGTGCTTTGAATGCAGTGGGTGTTTGGTTCTATTCCGTATCAACCGATCGTTATCTCTATCTCTTAAGGAATGACGATCGTAACCCCGGAACTTGGGGATTGCCTGGTGGCAAAGCCCTGGCCAACGAAACTTTGATAGAAACCATACGCAGAGAATGCATTGAAGAACTGGGTTCGTGGCCCCAGGAGATCCGATTGGTGCCTATAGAAAAATTCACTAGCCCTGATGGCAAGTTCCATTATCATACGTTTTTCTGTAGCGTTGCAAAAGAATTTGTGCCTGAACTAAACGAAGAACATCAAGGTTATGCCTGGATTGATTCGCATACTTGGCCTAGGCCGTTGCATCCGGGCCTATGGTCGACAGTGAACTTTGATGAAGTCAAACAAAAAATGACACAGGTGCAACGCCTGCATCACACATCACAGTAAGTGATGAATCTGCGATAGTCCCACACGTCAACGTTGGCAAAATTGCGCCATGAATTGGGCGGCGGAGCGCCGTCGGTAACAAGATAAAATTTCACACCCGGATATGCACGGAACACATGAGGCATGTCAGCTGTGCTTTGTGTGTCAATCACACAGTGAGGATTGATGCCATCCACACCAATTATGAATACTTCTTGGTGACCATCAAAGGCAGCGATGTAGGCAGCTCGGGCACCTGGACTCAGTCTCACGGCATAAGGCACAGGATACAGTTGTTCAGGAAAACGCAAACAGTTGCGAGTGCTGGAATACACCACTGTGTTGGTAGTGTAATTTTTGGCTACCATGTCAGATAATTCTTTGACATTGGTCTCTATATAAAAGTCGCAACGTATCTTGCGCCACACTCCATCACAACCATAGGTCTGCAATTTCTTCTGCCCTAACAGACCACCTTTGTGATTTTCTAACACACGGACCACGTCTTCTCTGGCCGTTTCATCTTGTCCAATCACAGCGGCCCTGCCAGATATGTGTTGATTGGAAATAGAGTTAGGAACGAATTCTCTATTTTGTATTTTCATTCCACCTTTGTAAGTGGTATCTGTGATGATGAATTCACCATCATAATGTTCGCGAAAACGTGCTGTTATCATAATCTTCCCACCATTATTTCAATGGTGCCCTCTTCAGTTGACTGATGATTGTCCAGTGCTTTGCCTAATACTACGCCCGGAGTATATTGGGTCACTGGCAAGGCCATGGCCACACCCGGAGTGTCGCTGGAACACAACAAATCACCTTTGGAAATCTGTCCTTTGACCCGACAAGGGACCCGCCCAATCAGGGCCACTGGTGCTACAAATTCACCTTCCAATCCGCGATTCATCAGCACGCCAGGATTTTCAGACACAGTGCCGGCGATAGACGACTGGCATGCTTGTGTGCTTTGTGTGACTTCTTGATCTCCGCCTATGACCAAAACTGTGCCCACAGGATATTCTGCGTCAGCTAGATATCTTTCAGCCACGTCAGCGTATTGTGCTGATGTGGCTTTAACAAATGCAGTATTAAAATATGCTGTAGCGTTTCCTATGTTACCCACACCGTTACTGCTGGCATTTTCAAAGCCATTGATAAAACTCTTGTTTGACATTGACTGCACAGCGTTAGCACCTATCAATTGATAACCACCTGGGTGTGAACCATCATGCACACGGATCACTTCTAAATCAGTGTCAATGCTTAACTCGCCGGCAGAACCAGTGAATGAGTTATTTTGTGCTGTGGTTCCCCTGCGGAACTGTAAAACGGTTGGCATTGAATTCTCCTGTTTCTTTATTTATTTAGGTTAACACACCAAGATCCACACCCTCTAGCACTTCGCCCACTGGGTCCATCATGCTGTAAACTTCGCCCAAGTTCACACCAAACGGATCCGTGGCTGATGATTCAAACGGTGCTTCCTGCACAGTCTGGACGAAATTGTAGCTGAGGTCAAAATTACCCGTGGAGCCAGGCACCGGTTGCACCGTGGAGTTAGGATACTGGGTAGCACCACCACCTCCACCACCGCCACTCTGATCTTCCCATGTAAGTCCACCAGCACCATTGGTAGTGAGAACTTGGGCGGCATTGCCATACCCACTAGGAAATATATAGGTAAAATTTCCGGTCAGTGTAGCCGGTGATCGGAGTCCTATATAGTTGCTGTTGTCACTGTCGTTGAGGAACAGTATACCGCGATTTTGTATTTCAACGTTGGACGACGCTTTGATCAGAGCGCCAGTGACGTTGCCTGTGGCCACTAATTGTCCTGTGGTAACAAGATTACCACCAGTGATGTTACCCGTGGCGTCAACGCGACCTGCTGTAGTGATATTTCCACCTGACACATTGCCAGTGGCAATTACTTGACTTCCTGTTGTTAAATTACCGCCTGTGACATTGCCTGTCACATCTAAACTTGTAAGTGTGCCTAGAGATGTGATATTGGGCTGTGCGGCCGTGTTCAACGTTCCTGTGAGCGTGGTTGCAACTATGGTAGAAGCACCTAGATTACCAACGTTGGCGTTACCGGTGACAGACAACACTCCGGATGTTATGAGGTTGCCGCCTGTGATGTTGCCCGTGGCCACTACCTGTGCACCGGTAGTAAGATTGCCACCAGTGACATTTCCAGACGCTGTCAAACTGGTCAATGTTCCTAGAGAACTTATATTAGGTTGTGCTGCCGTGGTCAGTGTGCCGGTTATCAGCGTTCCACTTAGGTTGCCGCTGGTAATGTTTCCAGTGACCCCTAATGATGTTAACGTGCCAACCGAAGTAATGTTGGGTTGTGCCGCTGTTGTTACTGTGCCTGCTGTGGTGGCTGCGCCTGTCAAGTCACCCACGAATGTGGTCGAGGTCACACTGGTCAGGCCAGCCACGGTGGTCACTGTGGCGCCCAGTGTGAGTGCTGTTGATCCCAGTGTGACAGCGGCATTGGCCAATCTTGCCTGTGCCAAGGTGCCACTTGAAATATTGTCGGCACTGATACTGGAGACGTTGGCGCCTGATCCATTGAGTGTGCCCACGAAGTTGCCACTGGTGACATTGCCTGTGACGGCCAAATTTGTGAGTGTGCCAACTGAGGTAATGTTGGTTTGTGCGGCTGTGCTTATGGTTCCTGTCAGTGTAGTTGCTGTGACTGTGGTAGCTCCAAGATTGCCCACGTTGGCATTGCCAGTGGCAGATATTGTTGCGGATTCAAGCCCACCAACTATGAGATTACCATAGTTGTTTACTGTGACAACATCATTTGATACTGATACATTGGTGGCTGCTATGAGTTTACCTGCTGAGTTATCATAGCCCATGAAAGCGGCCTGTTCTGTGGTAGTGTAATACCAAAGTTCCTGGCCTCGATCTTTGCCGTCGTTGCTGGTCAGCGGTGTGTTGTTAGCGCCACGACCTAACCCAATGATTGGATCAACTACGTTAAGATTGGTGACGTTGACGGAAATAATATTGCCACTCACAGTAAGATTTCCTGCTATTGTGACGTTGTCGCTGGCAGTAAGTGTTCCTGTTGACACTGTGCCTGTAGTGACCAAATTGCCACCCGAGACATTACCGGTGGCAGTTAAACTTGTCAGTGTACCAACGGATGTAACATTGGGTTGTGCGGCTGTTTCTAGAGTACCAGTAACAGTAGTGAATGCACCCCGTGTTCCGGAAATATTACCAGAACCCACGTTTCCAGTCACGCTCAACGAATCAAGTGTTCCCACTGATGTGATATTTGTTTGTGCGGCAGTGGTCAGCGTGCCAATGATATTGGTACCAATGAGATTACCACCAGTGACGTTGCCTGTTGCTGTGACTTGCCCTGCGGTAACGATATTGCCGCCGGTGACGTTGCCAGTGGCTGTGATTGTTGTTCCTGCTGATACCAGCCCTGCAGTAACAAGATTGCCACCTGTGATGTTGCCGGTGGCGTCAACACGACCTGCTGTGACGAGATTGCCACCTGTGACATTGCCAGTAGCTACTACCAATCCTGCTGTGCCAAGATTGCCCACGTTGGCATTGCCGGTAGCATTGAGTGTACCGGTGATGTTAGCACCTGTTGTGGTGGCTACAAGCACTATGGAAGAATTTGGAGCCAACGCGATATTGGCAGCAGATGTGGTATTGATTTGTAGTGAAGTTCCAGAATCAAAGATGTTACCACTGAGTAAAAGATTGGCACCCGACACATTGCCGGTGATATTGGCATTGCCAGACACGCTTAAAGAATTAGCTATAGAAACAATGGCATTGGCCAAAAATGACACAGTGCCGTTACCTGCTACTGGACCAACACTAATGTTAGTTGTAGATCCTGCCGCCCCGAGTGTTCCAATACTAATGGTCTTGGTTGACCCAGATGCAGTGACTCCGTTGCCAATGGCAATAGTTTGAGTTGCAGTGCTACGGCCAATGGCAATTGCACCAGTGGCTGAGGTGCCACCAATGGTCAAAGGACCACTGGTCTGGCCGGTCATTATATTGAGTGTGCCACTGGTTATGGT